CTAGTCCGGGAAATCGAACACCGGCTCCTCGCATCGGTGGACCCGGCATTGACCGTCAAGCGTCCTGACATAGGCGGCGACAGGCACTTCGGGCCAGTCGCATTCATTGCCGAACCGGCGGACATAGCGGTCATAGGTGTTGCGGCCGGTGGTCAGCACCACCGCGCGCCGGCTCTGGATCAGAAGCTGCGTCTGTTCGCATGTCATGGCGCGCGTATCCGGCCGGGCGTGAGCCATGCTTGTGGCGGCGATCAGGATCGCTGCGGCTGTCGCGACGATTGGGCGAGCTGGCATGCTGCATCCTCGGCAAAGGTCGTGCCTAACGCGCAGCTTCGGCCGTGGTTCCGCACCTTCACCCCACCTTTACCAGTGTCTCCCGCAAGAGTGATACTGCGGCGCAACAAGTCAGCCGCGATCACTCCTCCTTCTCCGGCCACTCCTCCTTCTCGGGCTTGAACCGCCTGACCACCACTTCGAAGACGATGTCCGAGATCCACATCGCCGAGACGCCGATGAGGAACGCCGCGGCCAGCGTCGTGGTGTCGTCGTTGGCTGGAATCGCCAGGCCGGCGCGGATATAGAGCACCACGGGGAGCGTCAGGTAGGCCGCCGCCAGCGCGCCGCAGATCGGCGACGCCACCATCTCGCGAACCTTGTAGCGGTGGCGCGACAGGGCTCGCAAAATCCCGCCGGAAAGGCCGGCGACCACCACCGGCGCCTTGATGCCGAGCGCGTCGAGAAGTTCCTGTATCATGGCTTCCACCCGCACCATCTGGCGCCCTTGCCGTTGTAGGCATTGATTTCGTCGAGCTCGGGCCGCGTCATGGCGGCGACGACGGCGGCGGACGCACGACGCGGCTGGTTGTGGTCGCACCAGACCTGGCGCGCCGGCGAAACCGGCGTTGCGCACCCGGCGAGCAGCAGGCCGCCAAACAGCAGGCGCTTGGGCAACAGGCACCCAAACAGCAGGCTCTTGGGCAGCAGCATCAGCGCTTTGACCATCGCATCGCCTCCCGCCGTGCGGCTTCGTCCGGCAGGTCGCGCGCCGCGCGTTCGGCATCGGTCGCCTCGCGGTCCATTTCAAGGCGCTCCTCGACGGCAACGAGTTTTTCTGCCGCTCGCCTGGCCGCATCCTTGTTGGCCCGACCGCCGGCGACAAACAGGCCGATGCCGCCGACAAGCGCGGCGAAAATCGCCAAGATCGTCGTGTTGCCGGCGAGCGCGCCCAGCATGGAAAGCACCCACATCTCAATGGCCCTCCACGGCAGGCTGGTTTCTGACGAGTCCGGCGACGCCGTCGCGCACGACATTGATCAGGATCTTGAGCAGGGCCAGCACCCCGGTGATTTTTAGCGCCAGGGCGGCGTCGATGCCGAACAGCGTCCAGTCGAAGCCCACCAGGCCGGTGAGCAGCAGGATCAGCACATTGATCAGATTGTGCGCGGCGTTGGTATTGAACCAGGTCATGGCTTTACCTTTCGAAACAGGGAGAGGATTGCGGCGACCAATGGAGCCAGCACTGCGGCCCATAATCCGGACAACGATCCGGAAAACGGTCCGGACAACGGTCCGCGCCGCACTCCGGCTTTGCCCGGCTCTGCCTTGGCGGGCGTGAAACCCTTCGGTTGCGGCGGCTGCGGGATCGGAACCGGCGCCGGAGGGGGCGGCGTGTCCCTGATCCCGGACCATTTGCGGAATGCCTCGGCAAGCCTGATATCGTAGGCGTTCTTCGCATAGGATGCGCCGTTGTAGCCCCTGGCGAAGCCGGCCCAGTCATGCTTGCGCAATTTGCCGTCGAGCCGGTTGGCGGCGATGAAATTGACCGCCGCCGCCAGCTGCAGCGCCTCGTCCGCCATCATGGCTTCGACCATCAACTGCACGGTGAGGAAGCCGGCCGCCCTGAAATTCTCGCCGAGAACCTGGCCGAGCCCCCATGACGCCGATCTGAGCGCCGCCGTCTCGTCGATGGCGCAGGCGGCTTTCAGGCGCGGATAGCTGTCGCGGGGATAAGGCTTTTCGCCCCATTTGGCATAGGCAAGGCCGGCCGCTACCGCCTTTGCCCGAGCCGCGCCCGCGAGATTGCGGTAAAACACATGCGGCTCGAACAGGATCACCGGCCGGCCCTGGGCGTCGAAGCCATGCCCGCTGGTTTCGACATCGAGAAAGGCGTGGATCTCGTCCTCGCCGACGCCGATGCTGGCGCCGAGTCTTGGCAGATCGAGATCGTCGAGGCGCCTGGCGGCGCCCTTGAACGTCATGTCCATGGTCTTGGTCCTTTCCCAGGTTGATGTTTGCAGGCGCCAGCTTGATGTTTGCAGGCGCCCGGTTGATGTTTGCAGGCGCCCGGTTGATGTTTGCAGGCGATTGTGTGAAATGGCCCCAAACTGTGGGGATTTGCCGATGTCGCAAGACGAAGGAACGGCGCGCTGGACGGTGAAGGCCGAGCTCTGCGCGGTCGGCCGCGACAAGCCTCTGCTTGTCGCGCTGGCGGTGATCCTGTGCCTCTATTGCGGGCTGATAGCCGGGCCGATCGTCTATGCGTTCCTGGCCTTCCAGGGCATGGCGAATTTCTTCAACTGACGGCATTGACCAGTTGAGAACAGCTCGATCCGTATTGCCATCGGGATGGAAACCGCTTAGCCGGAATAAACTGCTCGCATGAACCGTTCATACCCCATGGGAACAGGTGCGGAGGGCGCGTGACAATCAGGATCAGGCTTCCGGGCGGGACACTGAAGATCAAGAAAAAGGACGAGCTGCGTCGCCGCGAGCAGAAGCGCCAAGTCCCGGTCTGGCGGCTTGGAGACTATTTCATCGTCTGGTGGCCGAGCAGCATTTCGGATCGTCCGTCCGGACGCCCGCCAAAGGGAGTGGGTGAATAGTGAATAGTGAAGAAGGTGCTCTCACTCTACTCACCACTCACCACTCACCACTCACTACTCACTACTCACCACTCACGACTCACCACTCACCACTCACCACTCACCACTCACCACTCACTACTCACTACTCACTACTCACTACTCACTACTCACTACTACCATTCACCATTCACCATTCACCATTCACCATTCACCCGCTCAAGCCGGTCCCGGAAAACAGCCGCGGAAATAATCAACGATCAGCCCTTGACTCTTCCGCCACGGAAGCTCTCTAAGTCGCTGCATTGCACAACGGGGGTTGGGAGCAATGGCAGTGCGTATCAGGTTGCCGGGCGGCACCTTGAAGATGAAGGTGTATCGGGAGTTGCGCGAGCGTGAGCGCGCCCGCCGCATCCCGGTTCTGAAGCTGGGCTCGCTGTATTTCAGCTGCCGGCCGCGTCCGTTGAACGACCAGCCCGACGACGATCCAAACCGATCTCGGGCAGCGCCTTGACGGCCCGAAAAAAGCCGTCCTCGGGCGGCTGCGCTTGAACCCTTCCGGTCAAGCCAACAAACGCGCGCATCGGCGGTTGACTCTTCGGCTGGGGAAGTTCTCTAATTGCTGCATCGCACATCATCATTGAATTGCACAGCGGAGTTGAACCGATGGCCGTGCGCATCAAACTGCCGGGCGGCACCTTGAAGGTAAAAGTCTATCGCGAATTGCGGGGGCGCGAACGCGAGCGCCGCGTGCCGGTCATGAAGGTGGGTTCGCTGTATTTTGTCTGGTGGTCGAACAGCCAGCCTCACAACAAGCCGCAAGACAGCCGCCATTAGCCGTTGCCATTCGCCCGCGCCTTGGCGCAAGCGAATGGTTGGCGCTCTAGGATGGGACGACGCTCATTGATGAGCGAAGGCATCATTTCATTTCACCAGGTCGCGGTCCGGCCGCACCAAAGCGTCGGCCGGAACGTCCGACCGTACGATTGAGCCGGCTGAAATTATCGCCCGGTCGCCGATCGTGACACCCTTCATTATCATGGCACTGTTGCCGATCCAGACATCATCTCCGATTGTGATCGGTGCTGAGCGGATGCCTGGGTCGACGCGCGGGTGGCCTTCGCGAAAGATGGCCTGCATCTGCGCAAAACGCTTCTGCGGGTCCATGGGATGCGAGTTGGTATCGTGGATCGCCACCCCCCACGAGACGTGGACATGTTTGCCGATCTTGATCCCCACCGGATCCGATGACCAAATCGTCGAGCCTGGACCAAGGTAGAACCAGTCATCGATATTGATCCGACCCTCATGGGCAAAGACCTGCAGATGTCCGTCCAGATGGCTGTCCGCGCCGATTGAGACCCGGGACCTGTCGCCATGAATGTTGAAGATCTCCGCCCCGGCACCGAACTTCGTGCGCTGCCCGATGACGGCATTCTCCCTTGCGGCGCCTGTGGCGATCCAAGACGAAAAGCGGCGGCGAACAGCGAGAATGGTGGAGAAGATACGCATTTGCGAACATCTGCCACACGCTACCATTTCAGTCTAGGCATCGAAGAGACCCCGACGCACCATTTGACGCAGGCATTCGGCGTCATAGGTGGCAGGTTGCCGGCTGCATTCGGATGCAGCTCGTCCGACATGTACAGTGTCGACGTGAGGTAGCCCATGCCGCTCGATCTTGGTGCCGACAACGACCCACTCCTCGCCTTCCCGGAGTTTGGCTACCGTCTCACCCTTGTGCTGAATTGCCTGTGCCATTTGCCTATCCCCTCTCCGCGATATATTCGATGAAGCGCAAGGCGTTGCTGTCATGGCCGACGTCGTTGAAGTGAAGCCCCTCTTGATAGGCTCCAGCGTCGATATAATCGAAACCATCAATCGGGATCGTCAGCACGTTTCGTGACCGGTATGTCTGGCGGATAGGGCCAAGCGCCGCGTCGTAAGTCCGCCCTCCAGTGTAGCTACCATCCCAGGCCGAAGACGGGCGCGTCGGCGGCATCGCAAGGATGCGAGGTGCGGCAGCTGCCTCCAGCGTATTAAGCACCGCAGTGATGTTCGTTGAAATCGTAGCCGGCGCGGTACCAAAACTGTCGTTGATGCCAAGTGCGAGAATCGGAACGATCTTGCCGCCAGCATAGCTCGCTTGAACGATTGCCGAGGTAAGACGCGCCGTATTAAACGACGCGAAAGTATAGCTCCCATGCGCGGCGCGCAGTGAGCGCAGTCGAGGGCGCGATCCCGGCGCCTTAACTCCAAGACGGATAAGCCCGGTAATTTCGACGGGGCCGCCTACCGCCGTCAGTGTGTAATTGCCGCTGGCAGCCTGCCCCGTCATCGACGGGCCGGAATATTGATCGAGCGCCAGAGCGCCGGCAGCATTGACGGTCTTGTACGCCCCGCCACCGTCGAAAGCGAAGGCAAGCGAACCTTGACCGGCGTCCCGGGTGTAGTGGACATCGACCTGTTCATAAGCTCCAGTGAACGCCAGGGACGCGCCATCCGCAAGGATGATGCTTTCGCCAAGTGGCCCGCGCGTTCCCGTCGAGACGGTTCCGCTGGTCGCAACGCCATAGAAGGCCGGCGTGTAGGTGGAGCTTGGCCGCAGCGCCGTCATGCCCGGCTCGTCATCGGCAATGCCGAGATTGGCAAATTGGGTAACTCGATTAAACCAATGCGCCGGGCCATTGCTGGCCAACGCCCAAAGACCGATGCTATCGGCGATCAAGCAGAGCACATCGTTGTTGGCGATATGCTCTGCCATCTTGGCCCGGAAGCCATCATAGAGATTGAACAGCGACGGGCGGGCCGGAACGAAGAACCTCCGGCCGCCGACGAACGGCTTTCCTGGTCCCCAAAAACCGTCACCCGACTTAGGCATAGCCGTCAACGCGAAGCTGCCGGGCGGCACATACGGGTTTGGATGGGCAGCAGCGGCCGAGGCAAAGATTGCGGTCGCGTCAACGACGCCATTCGGGTCGGCGTCCGCCAGCAGGTTCATGCCGGTGTTCTGTGTGCCGCCTGTCAGAGCCCGCGCAGCGTCGGCGATGAGGCCAGTTTTGATCGTGAACGCAACTTCATAGCGGTGCAGGGTCGATGATGCCACAATAGCGCCGTTCGACAGCACGCCAGACCTGATCCATGCGGGGATGCCTTGCGGGTTGACGCTGTTCTGAAACTTGTAGCCGCCGCCGCTGATTGCCGGATACTGCCCCGCTGCAATCGGTATGCTGAGGGGGATTTCGCTCACACCATTGGCCAACGTGATCTGATGCGTGCTGATCACGTTCACGGTTAGATCGCCATTGTACTGGACGACGTGAATGTTGGCCGTGCCGGCCCCGCTGGCACCGACATCGATTTCGGTGATGTATCCATCGGCCGGCGCTGGCGTTTGCATGACGACGCTGTAGTTCGCCGGGGTATTCGTGCCGGTGTTGACCAGGTTCGGCCAGCCGACCACCTGCTCAGTGCCGACGATGTCGACCAGATCGTTTGCGGTGTCGTAGGCTGCACGCGCCTTTGTGCCGACTTCGCCCGTGAAAGTGGCTTTCCATTGCGGACCATTGACAAAGTCAACGGTCTTGGCTGTGTGTGACGCAGGAACCGTCGCCGTGAGCCACTTGCTTTCGCCGTTCGGAATGGCCCCCGCCGTGTAATACCACGTGCCGGCTCCTGTCCGTTGCAGGCCCATGACACTGCCGGCTGGCTTCAGGATCGAAAGACCCGAGTTGACGGAAGACGGGCCGGCAACGACAGGGATCGTTTGTTCAGAGACGAGAGTTAAAGTGCCATCGCCCTCGGCGTGGGCAATTACGATATGGATTGTTCCTGCTCCAGCGCCGAAGCCAAGTTCAAGGCTCGACAGATACTCATCGACAGCCGACAGAGAGCCCGGCCAATAATAGGCGCTGGTATTGGTAACAGCCGTGCCGCCGACGGAGCCCGTGATCAGGACCGGCCCAACCGTCCGCGACCCGATCAAGCCGACAACTTCCGCTGCCGACGCGCGAACACCGGTGTCGACGGCAACAGGCCCAGCCGCCACGGTGTACATTCCCATGATGCCGTCGCTGACCTCGGTCCAAAAGTACTCACCAACTTCAACATTCCGGCCCAAAACCGCCGCCGCACTTGCGCCCGCCAATCCCGCAGAGGCCGCAAAGCTGAAAGCCGGCGCCGCCGCGTAGGAGCCGGGTGCCGTGATCAGGATCATCGTCACAGCACCGCCAGCGACAACGAAGCGTCCTGCGGCGCCAGAACCGGCGCCGCCGGTAAACGCCAGATCGAACGTGCCGTCCGTGCCGCCGGCGCCGCCGACCAGGGCACTGAAGCCAGCCACGCCGAAGCCGAACGCGGCGGCCGTCGTCGGGAAGATGCCCTTGCCATACAGCGACGCGTCGCGTGCCGCCTGGGCGCCGGCCAGGTTGGCCGCCGTGGAAGCGACATCGGCGGCGGTCTGTGCGGCATTGGCAGCAGAGGTGGACGCGCTGGCGGCGGCCTGGCCGGCGCTGGCCGCGCTGGCATGCTTCAGCACCTGCGTTTCATCGCGCAGCGTCACCACCGCACCGACCACCTGCGAAATATCGGGCGGCACGAACGGGGCAATGGTGATGGCGTCGCTGCCCACCACCGGCTCGTCGGCGCTGAATTCAAATACCCGGCCGGCATTGACCGACCCGATCTGGGTGTGGACCGTCGTTCCCTTTTGCAAGGTGCGGGCGGTGCGCGCGTCGGCGGCGCGGAACCATTCGCCTTCGCTCACCGTGTAGATGCCGTTCTGCGTCGGGTCGGCCTGGTCCTTGACCAGCACGCGGTCGCCGACCTCAGCCGGCACGCCGTCGATGGTCTGCAGGCGATGGAGCAGGATGCTGGCCGTGGTCGCCACGCGCACGGGTTCGCGTTCGCCGGTCAGAAGTCGAACGGCGGCAGTTGCGGGTCGGGCCATCAGGCTTGCTCCATAAAAAAAGCCCCGCGAAGCGAGGCTTGAAAGTGATTTCAGCGGGCGCGGGACGCGCGGTCTTTCTCCAACGTCTGCGATTGGCCGTAAGCCCTCTTTTGATCGCCGATGGACAGCGCCCCCACAACGCGGGAGATTGGCAGCTTCGCGGACAGCGTCCTTTTTTCAACGTTGGTGGTTGGCGAAATCAGTGATGGAGGCCGATCTCCCCCCAAGTGGGGGAGATGTCCGGCAGGACAGAGGGGGGCGCGAAGGATCGCTACGGAGCGCTTTTATCCTGAACCGCCGCAGCTCGGTTGATGTCGCGGCATGGATCGCCTTGGGATGACGACCTACGGCAATCCGCCGACGCGCTTGCCAACGCGCCTGCTTGTCCCGGCGATTGTCAGTCCCAACGCCATGCCGGCGCAGTCGGCAACCCAGTCGAACCCATCCAGATCGCGCCCGATGAGTTGCGCGCCCTGAAGCACCTCGATCGCCGCGCCGGTAAAGGCGAGGAGGACAATCAGCCTTGTCCTGTGTTCCGGCCAGCCGAGGCTTCCCAGGGCCGCCAGCACCGCGAAGGCGATGGCGTGCTGCAGCTTGTCGTCGTAAAGCGTGACGGCCGTGCCGAGTTCGGGCAAGAACCGCGCCGGCAGAAGCGTGAGCAGGAGAACGCCGGCCAACGTGATCGGAAAAACGATCCTTGCCAGCATCGGAAAAGAATCTAGGCGCAACAAGGTAGGGTCAGTCCTTCATCTGAGAAGCCTGCATGGGCGAGGTGGATTTGCCAATGATCGCATCAGCGCATGGGAATTTCAAATCCAGAACCACAAGTCTGTGTTGTAAGAAAGGCCGCCGTCGCTCTTATCGCTGAAAACGACCCCATGCCTGCGAGGGGCTTTGGGTTTTCCCATAAAAAAGCCCACTAACATGAAGAAGCCATTAAAGATGCAACAGCCCAGGTGACGAGAAGAACCTGGCCAGGTCGCCGGTGCCGACATCAGTTTTGCGTCATCGAGACGCCGGCCAGCCGGGCGAGCGCAACCCTGTCGTCGGGCGTCAGATCAGCAAGGCGGTCGTCGCCCGAAGCGGGCCCATTCGGGTTTTCCGCCGACAGATCAGTGCCATCAGCGCCTGTGGTTTCACCGTCACCGGCCTGCGCGGCCGGCGCAGTACCCAGCATTTCGGCAGCGCGCCTCGGGTCCTTGGCGAGCATCGCCTGGGCGAGCGCCTTTGCCGTGTTGCTGCGCCAGCCGGTTTCGGCCAGCTGCCGGGCCACCGGGCTGCCCATCTTGGCGATGAAGTCGAACCCGCTCCGCCTGATCGCCTCGAACGTCGCGCTGTCGTCCGGGTCGCTCTGCGCGATGGCATCGAGTTCCGCAGCCTGCGCCTTGGACCATTCGGCCTGCTCATAGTCCTGGCGGCGCGCATACTGCTGTGCGGCCATGCGCGCCGACCCGGCCAATCTCATCGCCTCTTTTTGCCTGATGAAGCTGGCGCGTTCGCTTTCCGGCATTTTTGGCACGGTGCTGTCGAAGATCTTGTCGAACAGGCCGGGCTTGACGACACCGTTGCGTGCCTGGCCATACATGGCGTCGTGCAGGCCGCGGCCGTCGGCCGGCGCATTCTGGATCGCTTCTTTCTCGGCCTGGGCGATCTGTCCGTTCAGCTCGCGGCCGATGACCTCGGCGTCGAACGCGTCCTGCTGCTGCTTCTGCTGGCGGAAACGCTCGGCGACGGCCGCGAGCTCGTCGCCAAAGCCCTGCATCGCGGCGCCGACCGGCGAGTTGTCGGGATAGGAAACCACGCTGCCGCTGTCGAGCCGGCGCTGGGCGAGCTGGAGGGGGATGGTCGCCATCAGTAGAGCCCTCCGCCCGGCGCCGGCGGAAAGGCGCTGTTGCCGAACGTCACCGCTTTCTTCGGGTCGTACAGCCCGGAAAGGCCGGACACGAGATTGCCGCCGGCCCTGAAGATCGAGGCAGCCGCCGCCTGCCTGCCGGAAAAGCGCGAGATGGCGGCCTGCGTGGTCAAATTGTTCTGGCGCAGCTGCGAGCCGTACTGGATCGCCTTGATGTCGAGCTGGCCCTGCCTTGCATTGGCGGCGAGCACCTCGCTCGGTGAGCCTGACAGGGCGACCCCCGAGGCGCCGGCCCGGGCGCGCGCCTGCGACAGCAACAGATCCTGCTTGTGGCGTTCCTGGGCCTGCTCGAAGGCGGCGGCTTGCGCGTCGGCCTGCGCCTGCTGCTCATAGGCTCTGGCCTGATAGTCGGCCATCTGCCGCGACTGCTGGCCTTCGACCAGCGCGCCGCCGACCGAGAGAGCCGTGCCGATAAGGGCAAGCGTGCACATGGTCAGCCGCGGCCTCGGCCACGCAGCGAATATCGACCCGCGATGCCTCCGACCGGCGCGCCAAGCGGCGGTCGCGGGTCGAGCGCGCCGCCGGGGCTGAGCAGCGACAAAAGCAGTCTGTCGGCCTGGATCGCTGCCGCGCTGAGACGAGCCGGAGCTGTCGCTCGCGGCCCGGTCACGGCGGCGCGCCGGACGGCGGTCGGGTTGATTTTCAGGTTGGCGACGCCGGCGGCGTCGAGCTGGCTGTTCACGGTGGCGACGGCACCGCGCAAGGCATCGGCGTCGAACAATTGCTGGCGCAGCTGCTCGACCAGCCAGTGGGCCATGCGCCAGCGCTCGTCGAGGGAAGCGGCGTTTGCCCTGATCTCGTCGGCAAGTGCTGCGATGTCGACGCAGTCTTCGCTTTGCGCGGCGGCATGGCGCTCGTTCGCCGCCTCACGGGTTTTTTCCAGCAGCGCAACGACGGCGTTGGCCTCGGAGAGCGCAATGCGCGCCGCCGCCAGGTCGCCACGGCCGAACATCGCACGACCCTTGGCCTTTTCCAGTTCCTGTTTGCGGGCGGCAGCAGTTTTGAGGTCGCTGTCGAGCAAGGCGATGACGGCAGCAAAATCGGCAGCCGTCCGCGCCCTGCCGAGAGCTTCGGCATGCGGGGATGGGGTCATCGAAGCGGGGTCCTTTTAAGGGAGTGATGGAAGGGCTGAGCGCGCAATCTCCCCCCTTGAGGGGGAGATCGGCAGTTTGAACTACGCCTCACTGTCGAACACCGGCGTGATCGCGCGGATGGTGCACGGTGTCGGGTTGGTATGGCGGATTCTCACCCGCCCCTGCCCTTCCCAACTATCGTCGATCGGCACTTCCACGTTCCCGGTGAACAGGTTGGCCGAACTGTCAGGGGTCACGACAGAGGGAATACGAACCGGCTCCCACCGCCCACGCTGCATGGAAGTAATCTCCAGCCCGGTCGTATCCGTCTCGAACAGCGACAGAATGACCTTGGCGACTTTCTTGCGCCGCCCAACGATCGAGCCATCCCTGCCGCCGACATCGAGTTCCAGCGTGTCGGCGCCCGCCTCATACGGCAGGCCCACCTGCCATTTGGCGGCCGTCGCACCACCAGGCAAGGAAACCGCCCCAGTAGCCACGACAAGGCCCTTGTAGACCACGCCATCCGCCAGGGCATCGACCGTCTCGCCGTTGAGATGATCGAGCCCTGTGACCGTTCCTGTAGCCACACCGCTGTAGGTCAGACCGCTATCGACCTCAAATGCGTCGGCAATCTCGCCATATTCGAACGGCGCCGACTTGATTTCGATAGTACGCCTGGTTGCCCCGCCGATGGTGCGCTTGACGATCAGCCACAGATCGTCATTGCCGTCCTGCCCCGGCGTCACCACGGCGCTCTCGACCATTCCCCATGCTGAATCTGAGAACGCGGAACCGGAGAAATACCCGGCGATGCGATGCCGGTGCATGCCGCGGACTTCCTGCGAAGGCTGGTGCGTGTATCCCCCCAACTCGCCATTATCGAGCGGGAACCACAGCAGCGGGTCGGGATCGGTCTGGAATGCCAGTTCGACGACACCCTGCTTCGGGATATGCTCGGAAACCTGCCCGACATCCTCCGAGGTGAATTTGCCGGTCGCGCTCTGGGTCAGTTCTGCAATCGATTTGCGCGACCTGGTGACGAACAGGAACGATTGCCCGGCGTCGACAGGGCGCAGCGGCGCGCAGCCAAAGGTGCGGGAGCGGCGGTTCTTGAACGATGACGGCGTCAGCGCTTCGTCGATGCCCGAGCCCGACAGCGCCCGGATGCCGCCAAGGGTGCCAATGATCAGCGCCCCGTCGGATTCCGCAATCCAGGTGATATCGTTGGCCTGGCCGCCGCCGGCCTGGACGAATTCAAGCGCGTCGTCGTCCTTTTCGCCGGTGGCGAAATTCTCGAAATCGCCGGTTGCCGAGGCATAGACGGAAAATTTTCGGCTGAAGGCCAGGCGCTCCTCGTACAGCGAACCGCTCTGGACATATTTGCCGGGAACGAAGGTGCCGAGGCGCCAGCGGGCGATCGGGCTGAGATTGGGCAGCGCATGCCCATACAGCCTGACCTTGACCACGGTCGCGCTGCTGCGGCTGGTGATGCGCGCCCAGCGCCAGACGGCATCCGAGCCGAGCAAGCGAATGGTCCGGCCGACATCGCTGGTCTGGAAGCCGGTGCCGTCATTGATGCCGACGATCGAGGATGCCGTGAGATCGAATGGCGTCATCGTGTCGCCGTCCTCGTGCCAGCCCATCTCGGCTATGTCCATGTTGTCGTCGCCTTCGGATCCGTTGAGCACTATCCGATAGGACTGATAGGCGGTCTCGTTCTGGAACTCATAAAACCGCACCTCGCCGCGCGACCAGCCGGTTTCCGCCGTCCGGCTGTCAAGCGAGATCCAGTTGGTGCCATCGAAGCCCTGGAAATCCCATGACACCGGTGCTCTGGAGCCGCCGTTCGCCCTAGTCTGTATCCAGTAACCGTCGCACACCTTTGTCGCGGTGCCTGCAAAATCATAGGACACGTCGCCGGTGGTCGTACCGAACGTTATGACTGTCTTGTTGTCACGGTCGAACGCGAGATATGCGGTGCCGGCGCTGGATGCAGCGGTGCCGGTTGGCAGCGTATTGCTGGTCATCGCCGGATGAACGGCGCCTGTCTCGGCCGGCGTCAGCGTGGTGGCGCTTGTGTTGATGTCGTCATAGGGGCCGTCGAGAAAGACGAACTCGGCCAGCGTCCATGCGGTGTGCGCCGTGCGGGTGAGAACCTGCGGCAGGTGGTTTTTGTGGGTGATCCACATCTGGTCGGCGGACTGGACGAATTGCAGGTCGAACAGGTCAGCCTCCAGGTATGGCGTCACCACTTCAACCACCCCGACGCGGGCGCCATAGGCATGGACGCGGATGTAGAGATCGCCGAATTCGAGCGCATAGGCCTGGTCCGCCGAGAAGATGAACGGGATCAGCCGCGTCGCTTTGGAAGAATCCCTCACCTCGGCGCAGAAATAGGTGCCGCCGCGCTTCCGGATGCCACCATGGGGAAGCGTCAAAAAGTTTTCGCAGCGGGAGAGCGCGGCCCTGTATAGGTCGAGCGAGGCGCGAGCGTGCAATCGCGGTGAGATTTCGCCGCGGACGAAGGTGTCCTGGATGGGATAGAGCATCGTCATCAGGCGCGCCGGAACCGGTTGTCGCCGCGCTGGACCGCCCAGGACGACGTTGAAAACCTGCCGCCACGCTGGATGGCGTTGGCGTGGAGCGCCGCGTCCAGCGCCGCGCTATAGGCACCGCGGGCGATGTCGATCATGCCCGCCTTGTGGGTCAGCGGATGCGCGATCTTGACGGCAAGCGCTGCAACCAGCACTTCGGTGAACGTCGCGTCCCAGTCGTTCGGATCGGTGAGGTTGGCGATATAGCGGATGATCAGCGGGCTCGATTGGTCGGAATAGATCAAGCCGGCTTCCTGGCGCCACGCGATCGGCACGCCATCCGGCTCGCCATTGTGGGTCAGCGGCAAAGGCCGCAGGCAGTCCACGGGCAATTCATAGGCAAAGTTCAGCGTGCCCGCGCCACTGCCGGTATCGGACCCGGCGACGGCGGCCGCCAGGATTGCGAACACCCAGGCATGTTTCATCAGCTCCGCCTCGCGGGTCAGGTCGAAATGCAGGTTGAGCAGGCGGGCCGGTTTGACATCCTGATCAAGGCTGTCGACCGGCGCCTCGTCGAGGACGCCAAGCGCCATGTTGGCGATGTCGAGCGGGGTGATGGCCATGGTTTTAGGCCTCCGTCTGTGTGGATCGGGAAAAGCAGGACATGAGTGCGGTGGGATTGTGAGGAAGGTCGCGATCCGTCGCGCCCCCTCTGCCCTGCCGGGCATCTCCCGGGGGAGATTGGATGTCGCGTTGGCTTTCGCCAATCGCCAATGTTGAAGAAAGGGCGTTGTCGGTGAAGCTGCCGATCTCCCCACGAGGGGGAAATTGGATGTCGCGTTGGCTTTCGCCAATCGCCAACGTTGAAGAAAGGGCGTTGTCGGTGAAGCTGCCGATCTCCCCCCAAGTGGGGGAGATGTCCGGCAGGACAGAGGGGGCGCGACGGACGCGACCGCTGGAAAACTGGTGGGCGTTCCCAACATCGCCGCGCAACGCGGCGATGACATCCTGCAGCGTCAGCCGAAGTGTGCGCTCGCCGGCCGCCCGCGCGACTTGGCAAAGGCGCTTGCTGGCAATTTTTCGGCGCCTCTCGCCATTGCCAAACCGCGCTCAAGCGCATTCTCGAGGCTTGTCGTGTAGTAGGCGGTGTTTTCCAGGCCGCTGAAGAAGTTGATGCGGTGAAGCTCGCCCTTTTTGCTTATGACAATGCCGGCTTTTCGAAGCACATCCTGAACTGCCTTGTAGGTCATATTCATGGTTACCCTCCATTGCAAAGACAAGGCAGCATCGCCCGCTTGTGTAACCGTTTGGTGGCGGCGATTGATCAATGTGCAACAACAACAATGCAGCCAGAGGCTCACATGTCACCTCGGCGTAGAGACCGTTTCGAAATTCGCTCTGGCGAGTCATATGGTGGTGGTTTCGAGAACCGGCACGCAGCGGACATTAGAGCGCCGCGCGTCCAATTGGACGCGCAAAGGACGCTCTAACACTCTACATTTGCGCATGATCCTTTCCGGAAACCGAAATCGGTTTCCGGGGTCATGCGCTGGTCCGTGAGCACCGGAAGCGCAGAAAACGCCATCAGATGGCCGCCAGAGTAGAGTTTCCAAACGGTCTCTCAGGCCTCGGTCGTCCTCAGCGCGATGAACGTCATGTGCTTGACACTCGACGCCGTGCGGTCCCAGTTCGCCGCCAGCGCCAGCTCGGCATCGGTCGCAAACTCACCCGCCGTCGACGCATCGAGGAAGCGGGTGCCGGGCACATGCGCGACGAAATGCCGGCGGGCGACCATTTCGGTGACGCCGCCGCCATGGCCCTGGCGCGGCTTGCGGTCGAACTCCAGCGGGCCGCCTTCGCTATTGATCGGCAGCTCGTTCCACAGGATCGCCTTGTCCTTGAACATGAACGCCGTGTAGACGCCCGCCGCCACCGGGATGTCGTCGTCGATGACGGCCCGCAGCCCCATATAATAGGGGATCAGCGGCCCGCCCTGCTCGGACGGCGGCACATAGTCGATGAGGTCGGCGAGTTTGAGCGCCTTCATCTGCCTGGAGTGCATCCAGATCGTCTTGAACTTGTCGGCGCGGTCACCCATCAAATAGGCGGCCTCGATGATGTCGGTGTCGACGATGGACGCGCCGGTGATGCGGACGAGGTCGCCGGCATCATTGGCGAGGTTGTCGGCCACCACCCCTTTCAGGATGCCGAGCAGCGTCAGCTTGTTGGCGCGCTGCCAGTAGTCGGTCTGGCGGCGCACGATCAGCTTCTGCGGGTCGTCGCCGGCCAGGATCGAGGTCAGGTCCGGGATGCCCCAGGCCTGGGCGCGGACATTGCGGGCGGCGACCTCGCGGCGCGCGCCGATCTTCTTCATCTCGATCGAGTCGGCCGGATCGTCGTTGACCGGCTCGGACGGATCGTTGCCGAGATCCTTCCAGCCGGGCATATCGACGGAACGCCCGCCCATGGAGAGCTTCGAGGCGATGGCCGGGTCGGAAAACAGGATCCCGGCCTGGTAGATATCGAGCGACTGGACGTGCTCCTCGAACGAGTATTGTGCATAGACGGACGGAACGATCGCGTCCGCGATGCGGGTATAGGCGTCTGCCATCTTTTTTCCTTCAGGTTGCGGGGTGTCTTGGTTCAAAGAGGATTGGTAGGCATCCACAGATCCGGGTTCTCGCCGGCCTCGCGTGCCAGCCGCCGGGCGCGGACGGGGTCGCTTCTGACGAGCGCCGAGATTTCGGTCAGGTTGCGTTCGCCGGCGGCGTTGCGCTTGAACGGATTGCCTCCGCTCAGGGCTGCGCCGCCGTCGATCGTGTCTTCCCTGAACATCGCCTCGCTGATGGCGTGGAATGCCTTGGCGATCTGCGGATCGGTCAAGGCGCCGTCAGGCAGGAGGATGCCCTTCGCCTTGTAGGCATCGACCAGGCCGAGCTTCTTCATCGCCCGGTTGGCGACCTCCAGCTTCTCCTTGAAGCCGTCGCTGGTTACCGGTCCCCAATCCTTCACGAGGTCGTCATGCGTCGTCTCGACCGACTTGGCGATGGCGGCCATTTGAGCCGTTGCCTGTTCAGCCTGATATGCCGCAAACTTGTCGTGAACGACTTGCGCCTGCTTCGCTGAAAGCTTGGCTTCGGCCATCCATGACTTGGAGGCGTTGGCCAGGTTCTCGTCGTATGGCAGGTTTTCGGGGAGCCCTTCCGGGCGCTTGAAATCGATCTTGTCAGCTGCGACCGGACGCATGTCTTCGGGAAGGCGGGCATGGAACTTTGCCCATTCCTCTGGCGGTGCGTCGGCCGCCGGAACGCGAAGGCTTTCGCCTTGCTGGCGTTCCAGTTCTGCATAGGAGGTCAGCACCTTGTCGATGCTGCCATCAGGCTTGGTCCAGCCCTTTGCTTCAGCGATTTTACGGTTGCCTTCGGAAAGACCGTCAAACCAACTTTCTGCAGCCGGCGGGGCGGACCCGTTGTCCCCGGCGGCCGGTGGCCGTGCAAGGTTGCCCGCCGGTGGCGACGCCACCACGGACCCGGCGTCTGCCAGATCTGTCATGAGAAAGATTCCTTCTTGTTGTTTGCAAATGGAAACGAGCACTGGCCAGTTCAGCCGGGTGTGTTATTGGATTGTTGAGGGATCGGCTGGACGCGGCGGAATCGTTGTGGCCGCAGCCTGATTCTTTTCGACAGAACCTGGCGCTATCGTCTTGTTCGAGTACGATCTTTCAGAACCGGAGGCACGCACCGTCAAGACGAAAGAAACCATGTCGCATTTCGTGACAAGCGGTTGCCGCGGTTCCGCCGCAATGCAACCGCACTTGGCAAACACTTGGCAAAACCAGCCAGTGTATTAGTTCATAGGCTTCAACGGAGTATCAGACGATGACCATGTACAAAGCCATTGCCGCCCTGCTTGTGACTGCCGCGCTGGCGGGATGTGCGCAGACCGAAGGCCAGCAAAGAGCCACCACGGGGGCCTTGGTCGGCGGCGCTGGCGGCGCTCTGGTCGGTCAGGCCCTGGGCCGCGACACCAAGAGCACGGTTATCGGCGCAGCCAGCGGCGCCCTGCTGGGCGCGGTCGTCGGCAGCGCAACGACGCCACAGCGGCGCGGCGAACAGCTTTGCCGCTATCAGGACCGCTACGGCCGCATCTACACCGCCCGTTGCGACGACCGCTACTACCGCGGTGATTATTGATAGCCCCTTCTCCCCGTCACCATACGGGGAGAAGGTCCCGGCAGGGGGATGAGGGGCAGCGCAGAATTCTGAGATGCTGGCGCCGCCCCTCACCTGCCTGCCGGCATCCTCTCCCCGTAGAACGGGGAGAGGGGCGCAGTTTCAGCGTCGGCGCGGTCTACCCGATGGTTTTGATCCTTACCCTCAGCGCGTTTAGACGCTATCGTCTGCTATCCAAAGGGGGCGACGATGCGATTTTTGATGACTTCGCTGCTGGTTGTTTGTTCGGTTTCCGCACACGCCAGACAGGCTGTCAGTGTTGAGCGGATCGGCGATTGCCAGGTCTTGCCGGTGGCCGCTGTAGACAATCACGTCAAAGCCACTTTCGAGGTGACGTTGGACAAGGTCGGCAACGTCAAGTCGGTTACCGTTGTATCTTATGATCCACATTCGGAGGCGGCGGCGGAAGCCGCCCAGCAACTTTCGAAATCGGTCCAGAAGTGTTGGCCGCCAGGCGTCAAAACCAGCCCGATGCGGATCACCGTCGATTTGAGCAAGACTTAGCCATAAGGCAGTTTCATCACCCTACCTCCCCTCCAGCCGCGCCGCCTTCTCCAGCGCCGCCAGTTGCGCTTCGTCGAGTGTCAAAAACCCCATGATGTGCTGCACCACTTCGGCGCGCGCGTTGCTCAGCGCGCTGTGCAGCTCGAAGCCGTTCGGCGTCCTGGTCTTGGCCAGCCACTCGCCATAGGACGGGCGGCGGTAATAGCCGGTCGCCGCCGTCAGGTCGGCCAGCACCATCTCGCCGTCCTGGCCCGAGAACACCCTGAGATAGGCCCTGGTCAGCGCATCCTGCGCCCTGGCCGGGCCGCCGGCCTGGCGCGAATGGGCGAAGCGTTTGCCGCTCATGCGCCGCCCTCGCCGCCCTGCGGCATCAGCCCGCTGAGACTGTCGAGCAGGCCGCTGTCGCGCGCCTGGACCGCCGCCGGCACCGCATCCCTGGCCACCTTGCCGGCGGCGGCGATCGCCGCCATGCCGGCCTGCGCTTGTTGCGCCCTGGCTCGGGCATCGCGAATATCAGCCACCTCGTCCTGGCGGCGAAAGATGCGCTGCGGGCTGCGGCCGGCGCTCTGCACGATCTTCAGCGCCTCGTCGCCGTCGATATTGTCCATCACGCCGGGGTCGAACTGCGCCATCTGCATGGCCGTGGTCACCACCTGGATGGTGTCGCGCGCCTCGGCCGAGCGGCGCAGCACGTCGAGCGGCCCGGTGAAGGTCGGCCGCACCGCCTTGCCGGCGAGGCTCGCCGGCGGCAGGAAGCGGCTGTCTTCCTCATACAATCCCTTGTCCTCGAGGATACCGAGCTCGCGGTCGAGATTGGCGGCAAAGCCGGCCTGGATGATCGAGCCGGACGGCCCGAGCAGCGCGCCCTTCTCCTCCTGCCGGATCAAGGCTTCGGTGGCCGTCATCTGCGGGTTCTGCACCAGCGTCTGGAACAGGTTGACGAACATCATGTCGCGGATCTCCTCGGCCCGGCTTTCCGCGTAGTCGAATGCATGGGTCGGGTTCTGGCCCACAGCGATCGGCGCAATAAGCGGCCGGCCATTGTCGTCGATCAGGCCGGGATAGTTCTCGCCGGGATTGAGCACCGGCACATAGTCGAGCCGCGCTTTCGACGCGGTCGCCGGATCGGTGATCTGCTGCAGCGCCCTGAGGCCCGAGCGGCGCACCGCATTTTCCTCGCGCACCGTGGTCAGCGCCTCGATGGTCGGCGAGATGCCATAGGGGTCGCCCTCATGGCGGCGCCAGTTGAAGCACGACACCGGGAAGGAGCGGAAACCGCTCTCCCTGACGATGACCTCCTCGTCCTCGACGACGTGGTAGGAGGCGAAGGCCGTGTCGAGATACTGGTAGGTGCCGGAGAGCCGGTACATCTTGCGCTCGTCGCGCGGCTGGATGCACTGGATCAGCGAGATCTTGGTCTCGCATTTGGCCGGGTCGTCGACCAGCATCTTGATCCGCGCCGGCAGCTTGTCATAGCCGAGCAGCTGCGCCGCCTGCCGTGCCGTGCGCTCATAGCGGCGGTGGAAAATGTCGACCTGGCCCCAGCGGTTGCGGCAGAGATAGCCCTCGACCACCGGGATCGAGGCATAGCGGATCAGCGTGCCGCCAAAGCCCTCCTCGGCGTAGAGATAGGCCGGGCCATAGCGCACGACGTTGCGCAGGCAGGCCTGCGTCGCCGGCACGAAATTCGAATTGGCCGAATAGCGCAGCGCAAACAGGAAATCGCGAAGCGCCTCCGCCCATTCCTTCTCCTCCTCGCTCTCCTCGTCGTTCACGGCGGCGGTCGACAGCCCGTGCCATTTTTCCGACTGCGGGATGATCAGGCTTTCCAGCCCGGCGGCCAGCCGGTTGGCGGCCGAGTTGATGGTGTTGGCGTAGACACGGGCGCCGCGCCGCTCGTGCCGCTCGGCCTGCGGTTCCGCGCCCCGGCGCCCACTCCAGACATCGGGCGCGTCGGGGTCGCAGAATTCCGACACCGCCTCCCAGACAGCCTCATACTGGCTGCGCTCGCTCTCCAGTTCCGCCTGTCGCGACAGGATATCGTGGGCACGGGAATCGCTCGCCATGGCATTTCCTTGTTCTGATGTATCAGCTTGTTCGAAGCCCAGATATTGCCAAGGCCAGGTCGAATTTTGTTCGCTTTTGCGATGTTCAAGGGGCGCGGGGCGGCGACTCAAGGAGATCGGTTTGATAATGACGGAAAGCCTACCCGGCGCCCTGAAGAGGCGAAGCAAGCAGGTTGCAAAGCGGCTGATCGGCTACGATTCCCGCAACTGGCTGCGCATCAGGCAGATCGAGGCGTTCACCGCGTTTCTTGAGGCCGACGGCCGCAAATCCTCAGACGTGATCGAGATCTCGCCCGGCTGGAACCGCCACTGGAAGACGATATGCTCGAACTACACCTCCGTCGATTTCCCTGATTTCGACATCTGCAAGGACCGCACCGACCGGCAATATTCCGTCGTCATCGCCGACCAGGTGCTGGAGCATGTGCAGCGCCCGTTTGCCGCGGCACAGAATATCCACGCCATGACCCGGCCGGGCGGCTGGGCGATGGTGGCGACGCCGTTCCTGTTCAGGGTGCATGCCAGGCCGCACGACTACAACCGCTGGACCGCCGCCGGCCTCAAGCAGGTCCTGGTCGAGGGCGGCTTCCCCCAGGCAAACATTGAAGTGTTCAGCTGGGGCAACAAAGCCTGCGCAAAGGCCCATATCGGCGGGCCGGTGCGCGCCTACGGCCTATGGCGCGACCTCAGCAACGACGAGGAATATCCGCTGATGGTCTGGGCCTTCGCGCGCAAGCCGGAGTGAGAGCGCTGAAGAGCCTTGCCTTCTCCCCTTGTGGGAGAAGGTGGCCGAGCGAAGCTCGGTCGGATGAGGGGTGTTCCAGCTTGGCAATACCGCAAAAATCCACTGCCTCATTCCTTCCAGCACCCCTCATCCGTCTCGGCGCAAAAGCGCCGATCCACCTTCTCCCACAAGGGGAGAAGGGGTGCCCTTCACCCTCGCCGCTTCACTAATTTCACGTCACACGCCCAGCAGCACGCGGCGCCGGCCGCTGAGTTCGCTCGGCGACAGATCGGTCTTGACCGTGCCGGCGGTGCCCTGGCGCTGCTCGAGCTCAGCCCGGAGCGCTGCTTCGCGCGCCTGCACATCCTTGTCGGCAATGGTCGGTGTCGGTGGCAACGGCTTCAGCGCCGGCGGCTTTTGAAACAGGCACATGGTTTCAGCTTTCTCCAAAGTCAGACGACCCAAAGTCAGACGACCCAAAGTCAGACGACCTCGTCCAGTCGTAGAGCAAAAAATCTTCGCCGTTCTTGCCGTAGCCCGGCAGGCGGCAGCGTTGCGTGGCGCCAAGCCGGGCCAGCCAGCGCAGCGCCAATTCATTGCTGGCCAGCGCCCGCGCCTCGACCCGCCAGGCGCCGTGCGCGGCAACCTGCGGACCGAGCACGGCGTGAAAGAACGCCGTAATGCCAGGCACACAGCGCTTCATGCGGCGCGTGCCCCAGCTCCAGGCGATCCACAACCCGCCGCGCTGCTCGGCGGCGCCAAAGCCGGCCTCCGGATTGCCGTTCAGCTCGGCGACATAGGCAAACCCCTGCAGCGCCGTCAGCGTCAGCAGCGCCGGCGACCACTCGTCGAACTGGCAGTCGATCTCCGTCCGGTCCTCGAGCCGCAGGTTGGCGGCGATGTAGGAGAGGTCGCGCAGCGTAGCGCTGACAATGCGAACGGTCATCGGCGGGGTCCCCTCACCGGAACGCCCCCAGCGGATCGCTCTGCCCTGCCTTTCGCCGTGCCGTCTTGAACTCGGCCGGGTCGACCACCGCTTCCCTCAGCATCATCACGCCATAGCGTGTCGCCGCCATCAGATCGTCGCGCAGCTTCACCACCTGGCCGTCTTTGCGGTGGTAGAGCCGAAACTCCTCGAACCAGGGCAGAAGCGTCGAGAACACCTTGAAGCGGCCGCTCTGCATGCGGTCGAGCATCTCCATCAGCCCGGCCTCGACCGACACCGAACCGTCGGCGAACTGCGCATGGCTGGAAAGCATGTTCAGCCCATGCGCGGCATATTGCCGGGCAAGTGCCACACCCGCACCTTCCAGCGTCTCGCGGCGGCCGTCGCGCGGCCACGCCCACGGCAGCCATTCGCCCCACGGTTTTAGGGTCAGCGCCTGCATGGCCGGCGTCTGCTGCGAGGCGCGGCAGGCTTTTGCGACATAGACGACGTCGGCTTCGGTATCCCAGGCGAGCTCGACAGCAGCGGAAGGGTGATCCCAGCCGAAATCCAGCGCCCCGAGCCGCGGCCAGTAGCGCGGCAGCCGGAACGGCTCGCAGGCAATCAGTTCCTCCGCCACCGGAAAGATGCGGCCGGAGCCCAGCACCGGAATGCCCCTGGCCCGCGCCTCGCGCTCATGCGCCGGATAGGCCGATATGATCGCGGCGCGCTGCTGGGGCGTATAATGCTCGGCATCGTCGATGGTCATGAAGGTGACGTGGCGGGTCATTTCTTCGCCCTCGCACTTGAATCATGTTGGCAGGTGCCGGCCGTATGGTGTTGTTTGGGCGTGACTTTCCGAGCTAGCGCCGCGCCGCCCCTCATTGCCCTGCCGGGCATTTCTCCCCGTAAACGGGGAGAAAGAAGCCGCCATCGTCGGTTTCGCCAATTGCCAACGTTGCGGAAAGAGCGCCGAGGCCGCAGCCAGCCCCTTCTCCCCGTCACTATACGGGGAGAAGATGCCGGCAGGCAGATGAGGGGCAGCGCGAGGTAGGAAGGACGTCTTCGGATTTTGCTCGAAAAGACCCACTCTTCCTGAACTTGCCCCCTCACCCCATTCCCTCTACCTCATCCGCCGACAGAAACAGCAGCACCACTTCCGACATGCCGAGCAGCGGCGTAAAAGTGACGATGGTGATGCCGCCTGTCGCGTTGGTGCGGGTCAGGCCTTCGGAATAGATGTCGAGCGGTGGTTCCTCGTCGAACCAGACGCCGTGCAGCGTTTCGCCCTGCCACTTTTCGCGGCCCTTCTCAAAACTCTTGAACGACAGCACCGATTCATCGGCCTGCACATCACCGCCGCCGCCATGGCGCACGACGACGCTGTCCAGCCCATGCGGCGCGCCGCGCCCCATGATGGTGCTGACAATGGCGTCGGCCGGGATCATGCCGGTGCCCCACGCCGCCGGCTGCTGCGGCGGGCCGACCAAGATGCGCTGCGGGTTGTCGCGCGTGCCCTCGGCGGTGACACCGGCCGCCCACAGCCGCACGGCCGTGTCAAAAAACTTGCCTTGCCACCACTCGGGATAACGCCCGGTGAGATGCATCGCCCATTCGGCGCCGCCGGCCCTTGTCTTGCCGAGCTGGTTGCCGGCCATGAACAAGCGTTCTCGGTTGGCAGCACCGGCCGCATGGAACTCGGCCTGTCGCGGGTAAGGCCGGTAGGCGGCAAGCTGG